TGTTCCTTGGTATGTCACCCCATTCAATTTCCATACCATAAGTGTATTTGTCTTTAGAAAACATCATTAATCCTTTGTAGATCTTCACCCTCAACGGCAACCTTAGTAATATGTAGTTTCATATTTCTATCGATTGTATAATAACTATTCATCGGTATCTCTTCAGGATTGCTTAACCCCGATCTAATAGCAATGTCAGCTGTTGAAGTAATTATAAACCCATTCTCAAGTTTAGCCAAGTAAATTGGACGCTTTCCATTTCTATATGCAGTAAGTTCCCTATCCGTAGTTAAAGAACAAACAGCCATTGACATATTTGGAAACTCAGACAATGGGTCATTAGAATGCAGGACAAGTTCAGAATCATTCTTAGTTATGCAGTCATAACCATACAGTTCTTTCCAGTTCTCGGGCAACTCTTGAGTAATAACTCCATTGTGGGCGATAGATTTATTTACATTAGAAATTGGTTGATTGAATTCTAAGTCGCTTGTGCTATATCGGCAATGACCAATCATATAAAGATTGCCGTCAGAGTTTACAATACTCGGTAAGTTATCATCGTGCATATGTAGGAAAACAAATTCATGCGCTGGTCTTGGCGCAATAATGGTTTCTAAACCATCTTTCCAACGAGGTAGAAAAGACATTCCTGTAGCGTGCATTCCTCGAATTTTAGATTCAATGAACACACGCTTGATGATAGCGAAATCTTGTTTCGTTGGTTTATTAAGAACACAGGGGATAACAGCGCACATTATGAAAAGAATCCTTCTAAAGAATTTGCTTTCTCTGCTTTAGGATGATACTTAATTAACTCATCATAACCAAGTTTCTCTTCAAGATAATCATACCATTCTTGATTATCCCACATACTTGGAGAAACACCATTCCATAGCTTACGCCACTCTGGATGCTCTTGGTTAGTTCTGCGATCTTCAACGAATTGATAACGTGTATCTTCATATTCTTTACTTCCAAGTTCAAGCATCTTTTCGCGGAAGTAACAAACTAGACTAATACGCTCAGAACCTTCCTCACAAACAATTGGAGTATTGCCATGAATCACTTCATGGTTATTAACTAATAGAAGATCTCCTGGTCGCACATTAACAGCAACACGAATCTCAGGGAACACCAAATATCCTCCAGTGAAACGACCATCATTGGAAAGAACTAGAAGGTTTGAAAGACCTGAGTCAAGGTCACCTGCGTCGCGATGGGCAGCAGTTCTAAATGTTTTATTCACGGTAATTGTAGTGAACACAGTTTCAGGAACTAAGAAACTTTGATCAATCTTATCAGCTGCTGCTTTCTGATTAGACCAACGCCATGGAAGAAGTTCTTTGAAACCACGATTCAAAGATTGTAAGAATGGAAATGCCATCTTAAACTTATCCCAATTATCTCTTGTGTATGTTGTTGCACGACCATAAGGAATACGTGGATAGCGATCGAACCAACCAGCAATACCCGAGTCAACTGGATTACCATAAGAAGTTTCTGAAACCATCTTCATAGTTTCTTCTGCTGATTTTGCTCGCTCTTCTCGACCCAATGTTTTGATAGAATCAACCCACTCATCAAAGTTAAACTTACCACGGAAACGGGAGATGACCCAAACATTATTCTTACCAGAACCAAGAGCCTTCAGTCTAGATTCTTCTGTTGGATATTTGGATCTGATTGTTTCGATGACATCTTCATCAACAATAGCTGCATTACGTGCGTCGATAATACCATTTAGCATTTCTTCTTGGTAGTTAGTAACCCACTCACGACCAACCCCAGTAACCTGAGTTCCTGCTTTAATACCAGAAGCAAGTCCACGATTCTCAGTTCTGATAGCTGCTTCACGAAGCCCAACATATGCAGCTTGTTGTTCTTCTTTAGTGAAGAAGTTCTTTCTAAACTTAAATGCAATTCGTTTCTCATCAAGTTTATCATTACCGATATTAGTTCCCAGCGGAAGATAACAATCCATATCTTCCTCAACAAGAACATCATACTGTTGTTCATCAACAAACATTCCAAGCAAATGTTCGCTTTCGTGATATTTTGGCGCTACGTATACTTTTACCATTATATTCTCCGTTAAAATTTAAACCCAGAGCTATCTATAGAGTTTCGTTTACTAAACTTACTTTTGTCGAATAATGGCGTATCATCAACATCACCTACGTCAGCGATATCATTCTGCGCTGACATTTCGACATTATATAATTTCATCTTAGATCTGTCAACTCCAACAATAAATCGTTTGTAATAATTTGGATCACTGTAACGATTCTTGAGTTGTTTGACCATAATCTGATTTAACTGTTCCATTTCTTCAGTACTAACCAAAGCGCACATAAAATCAACTGTTGCTGGCAAACCAAACGATTCAGAAGTATCTTCCAAACCTGGATCGCTGTTAGTAAACCCTGAACGAGTTGTCTGAGTTGCGCTCAGAATAGGAACATTGTATTCAACTGCCAATCCTCGAACTTCTTCTGCGATGCTCTTAATATATGTATATGAATTAACATTTGACCCATGACGAAGTCTCTGAGAAGAACAGATATTCAGATAGTCAATGACTACCAAATCTGGAACAAACTCTTTCTTCATCTTTAGTTCTTCAAGCAAAGCACGGAAGTGACCAGAGTGCGCAGTTGCCGTAGGATATTCTTTAATGATTAGTTTACCCTGAGTTTTGTTTGCTACCTTGTTTACTCGGTTAGTGTAGATATCTCTGTCGATAGTCTTCAATTCATCCATAGTAAGATTCAGTAAATTACAATCAATCCTCTCAGCGATACGCTCTTCAGCCATCTCTAGAGTTATGTATAATACATTTAAATTCTGAACCAAAGCGCCAGCAGCAACATGACACATAAACAATGATTTACCAACACCAGTACCAGCAAGAATCACGTTCAAGGTTTTCTTAGAAATACCTCCTTTAGTGATCTTGTTGAGAAGTTCAATATCGAAAGGTATTTTCTCTTCAACCCTATGATAAAAATCATAGCGTTCATCTGAATTCTCAATATAATCATGACCGATATGATTATCAAATGAAACGGCAAGAGCATCAGATAAAATAGAAGGTATAGCATCTTTAGTATGGGCGACATCTCGTCCCTCAATGATTTTAATAGAATCCATAATTGCAAGATAGACTGCTCTATCTTTACAAAACTTCTCAGTGTGTTCAATCAACCAATCTTTGTTAATCTCATTCTGAGAGATTTCAGTAATTGTTGATTGTAGTTCTGTATGTTCTTTATCGTTGACATCAGTTCTGTTAGAAACTTCAATGCCAAGGATTTCTTTAGTAAGTGGTTTATTGAATTTAGAGAAGAACTGTATGATCGTTAAAATAATTATTCTTTCTTTCTTCTCTGTGAAGTATTGTTCTTTTAGGAACGGTATAACTTTTCTGCAGTACTCTTCATCAAAAATCAAATTACTAATAATCGACTGCTCAATTCTCATCAGTTCCACCTTTGAAGATTAGATCTTTATTTTCTATTGCTTTCACAATAAGAGCAACGAGGATATCGCCGATAGTATTTTCAAACTTTGCTTTATCATCAGCTTTACCTTCAAGCAAGTTATATTCAAAAGACATAACTGCTTCTTCCTCATTAGGGAATGCTACCTTACCAAAATTAAAAACGCAACCAGTAAAGTCGCCAGACAAGATCTTTACTTTGTAAAAACCCTCATCATTAACCTCTGGTAAAACTTCATAATTCTCACACGTTGGCTGATTCATCTTCAAGTTCCTCATCTTCTACAACAACATCTGAACCAAATTTATATTTTGTTGCGCAGTAAGCATCAATGCGTTTCATAATATCTTCAGTGAAATATGTAGTAGGATTTTCATTAATGTTTTTACCAAATAACTTTTTACCATCTTCTAATTCAATACGACCACCTTGTGACTTCCAGATACCTGCTTCAACAGCAAGATCAAGTAGCCCATGATAACGATCTAGACCTGTAGAAAATGATAGTTTAGTTTCAACCATAGATTGTTCTTTGGTAAATCTAGACTTCTCTAATTTGCATTTAATAATGTTACCAATCACCTCAGTGCCATCCTTATCTTTTGATTTAGACAGGAACACGATAGTGGATGCTGCATATTTCAGACCATCACCACCGCCCATTGTCTTTGTTGGAACATATGCACCGACGACAGCGTAAGTATGGTTAGTAACAATCATTGCGATATCTAATTTCGCCAGCTTTAAAGAAAGAACACGGAACGCACCACGAACCAATTGAGCACGTGTCATATCACGAGTTTCTTTACCCTCAGCAATATCTTCCATCTCTTTAGTGGTTGAAAGCATACCAAGTGAATCAAGACACATTAACAGAGGTGGGCGACTATCTTTCTTTTCTTTGTCATACGCATCAAGAATCTTAGTAGCTTGGGTTCTAAATTCTTGAACAGTTGAAACAGGAACAATGACAAATCGACGAGTATCAATTCCTCGCTCAGTCAACATATCTTTTGTTAATGCGCCTTCAGTTTCAAAGTAAACAACACCTGCATTTGGGTTGCCATTCAGAAAATGTTTACAGATTCCTAAAGCATAAAATGTCTTACCTGTTGAAGACTCACCAGCAAGTGCTGTTACTTTGTTAGATGGCAAACCACCATGTATTGACCCTGAAAGCAATGCATTAAAGGCATAACTACCAGTATCGATAAAGCCAGCAGTGTCACCAACAACACCATCGTCAGCAATACCCGCATATTCATTATCTAATTCCTTGACAATAGATTTTAAAAAACTCATAATATCCTCCAAATAATTTAATTATACTACTGGCTCTATGAAAAGTCAATCGCACCAAGATGATTTCTTCTCTCCAAAATACGGTCTTGCAAGACCAGCAGCAATTAGCAATTCTGAAAGACGCTTACCATCCAAGATTACATCACCAAGAACTCTACCACCAAACTTATCATGTTCTTTTAATTCAATTTGAATTTTCTTTGCTTCTGCAATTTGCTTCTTTGTAAAAGCAGTTGCCATTGCACCCATCTTTGCTTCTTTCTCGCATTGAGCACGACCACCCTTTTCTGGTGTGTCAACACCAAGAACACGAATAACCAGTGTAGGCTTCAGTGGTGGTGGCATAAACTTTGCTTCAAACTCAACGGTATCACCGTCAAGAACACGAGTTACTTTATAATCATATGGGTTTGCTTTAGCTGGTAGTGTTAATACCAAAAACAGAAATCCGACTGCGGTATAAAAACGATTCATAGATTCTCCTATCCGAAAAATGACTCTAGGGTAACTTGTTCTTCAACATGCCAACCCAATGGTTCTATTACGTTAGACAGAGCATCAAGAAAAACTTTCTCAAACTGTTTATCGTAATCAATATACTTATGTAAATTTAGAGCACGAGGTAGAGTTCCTAAGAAAGAAATCACATCTTCATTAATAGGATTTGGTTTCTTCAAATAAACAAACTTAATTTTCTCTCCGTCTTTGATTAGTTGGTGTATGTGTGTAAGTTTCTTTTCTTTAATTTGGTGATTGTATAGTAGAGCACCACGAACATGAATCGGAGTTGACTTAGCATAAACGCTGCTTGTTCCTGCATAAGTTTTAATTCCATTCACACCACGTGGGAAAGCAATCTCTTCAACACTCATCTTATTAAATTCTTCTCTGAACTGCATAACATACTTATGTAGCATAGTTTCATCGCCAGCAAGAATAACTTTGATAGAGTCTTTTAGTTTATCACGAATGACTGCTGGAGTTGAAGACTTGACCATCTCAAGACCCATAACTTTAATCTTTGGCTCTGCATATTGAACACCCTCAGAGTTATGCACGTTCAATATGTAGCGTTTCTTTGCAGTCCAAATACCCTTGTCAGCAAGAACTTCACGCTTCATCTGCATCTTTTGAGAATAGGTATTCATCATTTGCGCCAATTCGTTGTAACAATTGTCGATATATGGTTGAACCTTGTCTTCACAGAAACGATCCATGAATTTTATGGTTTTATCTGTTGAGTTTCCAGGATAATACTTATCAACTAGGTCTTCAAAGGTAACATAGATTGAATCAGTGTCAACTGCAATGATATAATCTTTGCCTTCGGTTTTTAGAACTTTGTTCATAAACGCATTCATCTTATCATGAATCCAGCGAATAGACAACTGACCAGAAGTCGTAATACCTTCAGCCATGCGAATATCGAAGTATCTAAAATATTGGTTACCCATCGCACCATAAGCTGAGTTTAAAGCAATCTTCATAGCCATCTGAAGATTGTTCAGACGAGAGATTTCTTTCACCAAAGATTTGTTTTTAGTTTGTTCATACTCTTGCTGAATCTTTAACATCTGTTTCTTAAACTTACTACGATTAATGTACATCTCTTCCATCAATGCTGGCATAAATCCTTGTTTACTTTTATCGTAGCAAACACCATTAGCAGTCATCGTTAGATCGCAAGTCTGCAACAGTTTGGTGTCAACTTTACCAGCAAGTAACTGATCAACGCTAGTATGAATTCGACCAGAACGCAAAGTCTCTGGTGAGATATTATACTGCATAATGAGGTGAGGATATAGTGAGTTTAAGTCAAAAGAAACAACCCACTTGTGCAAACCAACAAGAGGATCTTTGACATACGCGCCCTCAAACGCAGAGTCTTTTCTATTACCAGCATTTGGTGGAATCACTACACCCTTATCTCTAAGGTGATTATAGATAATAGCATCCCACATACGAACTTGACTAAACACATCAACGTAGTTAATCTTTGCGTTATATGCCATAGTCAACTGAAGTTCAATCAGTCGCATCTTGTCTTCAAGTTTATCAACAAGTCTTACGTCATTGATGTTATATACAACAAAACTATCCCAGTAATTAGTATAGAAGTCCTTAAAAGAATCTCCAGGATTTTCTTTCTTTTTCTCACCAAGTTCAATGTATGCGATATGATCTAACTTATAAGATTCTTGAGCAGAGTAAGTGTATTTACGATATAGATCTAGATAGTCAAGTGAACTAATACCAGCAATGTCATAACTAATTTCTTCAACACCTTTGACGACAATTCGTTTCTCGTGGATTATACCCCAAGGAGATATCTTCTTCGCCTGATTCTCACCAAGCACATTGATAATTCTACGAATCAAATAAGGAACGTCAAAAAACTCAATGTTCCAACCAGTGATAACATCAGGTGGACTCAAACGCCAAAAAGCAAGGAACTCTCTTAGAAGATGTTCCTCACTCTTACACTGAATATATTTTATGTTATGATCTAAACCAATAGCAGGATTTGTGCCGAAGGTAGTAATTTCTTTTGTGTTGTTATCTTGAACAGTGATAAGAAGAAGTTCTTCATTAGCAGTTTCCATATCAGGAAAGCCATCTTCTGTCTTAGTTTCAATGTCAATAGAGTAGATCTTAATTAGTTCACGATCCCATTTGACTTCACCTTTGTGAGTGTCGCTGATATATTGCGCAACATAGTTCGTATTTCCGTAGATAGGAAATCCTTCAATATCTTTATATTGATCAATAAATTCACGACAATCTCGTATGCTTCCAGGATTCATCGGATAGACCGAAGTCCCATCAAGAGTTGTCATCGGAGAACCAGGATGACCCTTTGAAGAAATAACATATACTGTTGGCTGAAAGTCAACTTTAAATGAGACGGGTTTGTTGGCATCATATCCTCTAACAAGAAGATTGTTGCCTTGTAGATATACGTTTGTATAGAAATCCAAATTATACTCCATACATTAGCATCATTGCGTCATATGCGCAATCATGAATGGGGTTGTGTTTAATAACATTGTGACGCTTGAATGTTGGATGGTCAACTTCGCAATATCCATTCTTAGCAGTAGAACATAGACAGTCAACTGCTGTTCTAACATCACGCCAATTATTATACGGCATAATGCGATCCATACCAAGTTTCAAAGAAAGACTGTCAATAACCATTTGATCAAGGGAACCACGTGCCCAGATTAATGCATCGCCATGTTTAGCAATATACTCATTGATCATTTCAATTGCTTGCTTCGGGTGAAGGTCATTATCGGTAGGTTCAAAACTCTTGGCACGTATTGCTGGGTGCATAGTTTTCCAAAAGTCTAGTGTACTTTTAGATACTGTTCTATTATATTCTTGTATCTGAATTCTACTATCTAGTTTAACGAAAAGTGTTTTGCTGAGTAATGACTCATAATCATCACCCTGTTCGAAATATAAAATTGCAGCAGATAAAACTACAGCAGTGGATTCGGTGTCTAAGGTTTCAATGTCAAACATATACATAATTATATCCCAATGTAAAAATGCCTCAAGTATTATTATACCTGAGGCATGATTGAAAGGCAAGTATTTTTATTGCACTTTTGCTGCGCTTAGAATTTGGGCTGCTTCTTCTTTTGTAAGAATTTCTAAACCACTTCCAAACAATCTGCTATACTCATTGATAAGTTTTTCTGCTGGCTCGCATTCTGCTGCGATACTTGGCCAATAAACTTTCACCCTTCCGTCTTTAGCGAACGGCATGTATGGTGCCATAACACCATCTGTCTTACCATCTGCTGTACTCTTTAGAAAGATAATAGCAGGGTTTACTACTGAAATATATTCAGGTGTATTTCCAGCAGTATCATCTTCTTTGGCAATTAAAACATCGCCGTTGATTAATCTGAATGTTCTTACTGTCATATATTCTCCTGTGCAATTAACCATTCGACCCATTCACTTGCTTCAACATAATTTGCAAATTGACGGATCAATACTTTATCAGCATCATAAACATGCTGAGCTACCACCATGACAAATTTGTCATTGAATACAGATACCTTCAACAGCCATGATGTTCTTCGCACAAGCTGATAAGATATTAGATGTTTGTATATTCTTGATTTCATCATACTTTTATTTAGTATGATGAGGTGAGGAGTTTCCTCCCCACCGAACTTATTTTATAAAATCAAGCTGCTTGCTTTTCTTCAGTAAGCAATTGTTTCTTAGAAATCTTAGAAACATTATCACTAATTTCAATTTTCTGAGCTTTCTTATGCTCAGGGATAATACGCTCAAGAACAATCTTTAGCATACCATTAATCAATTCAGCACCCTGAATTTCTACTTGCTCATTAAGAGCAAAGGTATGTGTAAAATTGCGAGCGGCAATACCTCTATGCAACCACTCAGCTGTGGAGTTGTCCTCACTAGCCTTACCTTTAACGATTAACTTCTCATCAAGAAATTCAATTTCAAGTTCATGCTTAGAGAAACCAGCAACTGCCATTTCGATCAGATACTTATTCTCATTAGTTTTCTTGATGTTGAATGGTGGATAGTTAGGAACATTTTTAGTTAGATCGTCATGAATTTTTGCAAGACGATTAAACTGATCATCAAACCCAACAAAGAATTTATCAAAGTCTTTAAATTGTGGGTGTAACATTGTATCTGGTAGCCACTTATGTACCATTTTATTTTCCTCCTACTTGTGAGTTATTATTGCGTAAATGCTTTCTTTGCGTCGAACTTGGTTAGAGAAAGTCCAACTGTCGTTAGAAAGTTGAAAGTCTCTTGACCAACACTCTTCGCGAAGGAAGTCTGTGCGTCAATATAAGTTTGTAGGGGTTTTGCGACTTCTTCATTAGAGACGAAAGTCTTAATGAACTGAGTCTTTGCACCTTGGACGGTGTCTACGAGTGCATTGTATGCTGAGATCATGGTTTTCTCCTTTTCAGCGAGTTATAAAATTGCTACCCCGAAGGCATAGCGGGTTTAAAATAGTCGGCTTTTATCGTAGTTACCGACCAACTACGTTCCCATCCCGATTGGGATCAGATCTATTTAGCGTTTTTTTCCGATATTATATTTAGGAACTAATTCCCAATCATCTTTTTCTTTATGCGTCACAACTTTAATCTGTGATAGAGATGCTTTTGGATCCGCTTTGGATGGAGCCAAGATCTTCAGCAATCCCCAATCTTGTAAAAGATGTGCAATAGTATTACGTCTTTCAACGTCATTGGATGTAATGTTGGATTCTTTGCCGTCTAATGCAAAAAGTTCTTTGAAGTGAACAATAAAGTATCTGCCTTGCTTATGAAGAATATGGCAGGATTGGTAGAGCTTTCTTTCTTTTCGCGACGCAATACCAATACGAGTTAAAGTCTCTCTTATTTTTAGGAAATTGTCTGGCTCTGGTAGGGTGATTTCAAGCATGGACTCTGGGGTCCAATCGTAATAAACCATTTCAACACTCATGATTTTCCACCTTTATATAGTTTTTCTTGTATTTCTTTCAGTTGATCATCCGTTAGTATGCTCATAGCAACTTTCGCCTTTTCATCGGACCCCTTAAAATACTCCTTTACCAAAGAAAAGTGTTTCCCAAACTTCTCCCTTTCGTTCCACTTGGAGAAACGCTTCTTCTTTACAATGCTATTTAGGTAAAATGAAAATTGCCATTCTGGTGGGATTTGTGAGTGTTGGTTCATCACATTGGCATAGGCTACCGTGTCCATGAAGTAGGACAGTCCCCTGTTAATAATAAAGGCACTCTTTTTGTAGTCCTTGGCTGCTAATGTGTCTTTCTTTAGCAGATCCTCCTTCGTATAAGAAACGGCATTTATAAAGTCAAATGGATTCATGATAAATTTTCGAGCTTTTCTCGCTCGACTATAAACTTGGTTCTAGGGAAGCGCTCAACCATAGCAGATAAAAGACTTTCTCTGTCTTTACCCTGAGCAATAAACTCATTGGTCTCATAGTTAAACGCAAATAAAGTTCCTTGTTCTTGTTCAAAATAGATGCGCACTATATCTTCTTGCGAGTTTTCTGTTTCGATTTTTCGTATAAGTTTGTTTACTTGGCTTTTAGCAGAAGCCTCGCGAGCAAGCCAACCAAAACGATAACAGAGGAATCCATAGAGAAGGAGAATAATTAAGTCTAAGAGATTCATTTGAATTTACAGTTTACCATCAGTTCAGTTAAAGCAGCCATCATATTTATCTCCTGGTCTGCCACAAAAGCAGATTTATATTGATAATCTGCAAGAGTAACAACAAGCTGAGGAATAGATGATGCATCCATAACTTCTGATGCTTTATCGTAAAGATTGCGAAAAATATGAGCAGTTCCCATATCTGCATTT